CAGACATTAAATAGCCTACGCAAGCTAAAAGAATAGGTAAAACAGCAAATGCTATCTTTTCAATAAAGACAGCCTTTTCATTAACTTCTGACATATCATACCTTTTTAGCTTTAGCTTTTTTGGCAATAGTCGTTGTTTTTTTAGTACGAGTAGTAGCTTTTTGAACAGTTGGTTTCTTTTTGGCTGCGGGCGCAGGGAAAGACCAAGGTTGAGCAACCTTGCCAATTTCCATGTCAATCTTTGGCATATAGCCAAGTTTGTCCATAATCCACGTAAATGTGAAATTCATAATTAGTCTCCATTAATAATAGCTGTGGATGTTTCTCGATCTAACGTCAAGTGTCCAAAACAGCAAACATTCCAATCTACTCCATTATCCTCTTTTTCTGCAAAAGATGGAACGTTTAAACGAAAATTTTTTACCAAATATTCTTTATCGCCCTCAAAAACTCGCCATACATGATCGAACGTTCCCCTTCCGTTCGCACCTCTGCTTTTATTAAATCGAATCCTATACTTGTTCATATCACCTCTACTTGTGGTTTAGGTGAACAAAACTGCTGTGGAGCTTGCGCTACCGCTATATTGAAATGAATAAAAGTTAATGGAATATTGCCAGTAATTTTATTAAAAGAATGTGGCAACCAAGAATTGGTAAAAATTAATCTACCATTTTTGGCTGAAAAATTTACCATAGTGCTACCATGAGTTATTTTTGTCATTTCTTTTTCTGGCAAATTAGTAATTACTTTTGCATCTCTTGGATCGTGAAACACAACCACAGCATCATCAGGACAATTTAAAAAATAAAATCCAGAAATTACAGCTCCATTTCCATGAATATGGCGATCCATTGATGAGCCTTGATGATGTTCTTGGCACCACATTTCAGTAAAGTATGTTTGAAAATATTGCATTGCATAACCTTGGCTATCTAAAATATTCCAAGCTGCTTGAGCTATGTAATTAGCAATTTCCAACATTTCTGGATCATGATTAATTGATTCAGTCATGTAAACTGGATAATTAGGATTTAATTCTATTTCTTTTTTTCTTTTAGAAATAAAATTTTTTGCTACTTTTCTCGCTGTTGACAAAAACTCAGGTTTTTCAATTAAATAAATTGGTGCTGAAAAAAGTGTTATTTCCTCTAGTTTGTTTTCCATTATGCCCAAGAAGTCATTGTTATGTAAGAATTCATATTAGTAAAAACCAAATATTTTTGCTGTGTTTGTTGCAATAAATTTTGGGCTGCGGTAAGACCTATAGCTTCTGTGTATAAACCAGTAGTTGGGTCAAGAACAAAATATTGTCTATCTGTATTTGCTGGTTCACTAACTAAATTTACCACAGTCCAAACTACACCACCTTCAACCATAGTTTGTATGTTGCAAGTAAACAACGATGCTTGTTTTGTAAGCCAAGTTTGCTGGTTTGTAGCAAGTAAAGCATTTGCATCGGATTCATTTCCAACGCTGCATAAGTTAGCTGGGATAGCAAATTCACCTGTTTTTGGATTAATAGGTCTACTATCAATGGTTAATTGACTATCGCAAATATATTTGGTTTGTAAATTTGCCGCATCTGGCACTACATAAATTAATATCATAATTAGCTAATACTCCCATATCTTGTTCCAGTTGCTGTCCAAGTAACATTAGAAGCTCCGCAAGTTGCTTTTCCACCACTACCACCACTACCGCCACCAGATGGAGGGTAAAAACGATATGGATAACCGTTTGTTGTACCGCTAGAACCAGAGCCGCCTGTAGATCCCCAACCACCGCCTGATCCTCCATCTCCACCTTGAATTTGAAGACATCCAACATGAGCGCCACCGCCACCAGCGCTAGAATATGTTCCAGAGCCACCGGGACTTGAACAAGCACCCTGAAAATAAGCACGATTACCGGGACCACCAGAGCTATTGGCTGCGTTGCTACTTCTACCACCTCCACCACCACCACCAGCTCCACCTTTATCACCGCAACAAGTAACACCATTGGCTCCACCACCGCCACCGCCACCGCCTCCACCACCAGCAATAACTCCAGAAGAATTACAAATAGTTACAGCAGAAGCAATACGAAGTGCTGTGCCACCTCCAGATCCCGGATTACCGCCATATGGAGATCCGCAATATCCATTACAAGCTGATCCTATACCACCATTACCACCCATACCTACAATAGTTCCAGAATTTTTAACAGTAACCCCATTTGGAAAACTGCCAGTAATTGTCATGGCTGGAGTGCCAGTAGAATTTGATGAAATAATGACACCGCTATTAATATTTACAATTAAATTGGATGATCCATTCCAACCCGCAGAAACTGCGCCAGCTCGCATACAGAAATTAGTTTGATTACTAGAAACGGTATATGTGTAAGAATTTGACTTTCCATAAAAATTGCTAAAACTTAAAGCTGTACTACTACTTGTGCCAGATAAAGTTCTTAAACTACTATTATTCATACATAAAGCTGTACCAGCAGTTTTTCCAACCTCTGCACCAATCTGATTTCGTGCCGAAGAGCTACCTGTACAAGTGCCATTAAGCCCTAAAGGATTTCCAGAATTTTCAATTGTCATAATTTAATCCTATCTATACGAAGGTCCACTGACCCAAGTTACTGCTGAATACCTATCACCAGAAGTTACTGGAGTTACACGGTGGTATAACTGAGAAGGAAATACAATAATGCTGCCTTGTTTTAATATAGGCTGATCTTTCTCTTCCCAATCTTTAAATTCAAACTTACCACCCTCAAAATTATCATTTAACAAAATACTAATTGAACATTTTCTAACTAAACCATCTTTATTAGGTTTATATGAATCATCATTATGCCAATCATAAAAACCATTATTAACACTACTATATTTACCCATTTGTATTGATATTGCGTTAGATAAATTAAAATTCCATCCAGCCATTTCGTTTGCCATATTGATATACATTTGAGCTATGCAACCAATTGGTGTTGTGTTATCTACCCAAACTACATCTGTTTTTCTAACATCTTCATTAACAGAAAAACCATCTGGTCGTTTTACTTGTCCATCAACTTTATCTTCCCAATTAATATTTTTAATTTGTTCTTCGCAAAACCATTTTGGTAAAACACTATCCCAAAGCCAATAATCGTAAAATTCCATTAAGGTGTTCCATATGCAGTGATATTAGCCAAATTAATTAAATTACCAGATGAGTCTAATGAGGCTACATTCGTGCCATTATAGTTAAAGTATAGTTTATTGCCGTTGGGGGTAATATTCCAACCACCAGCATTAGCTATGCTTTGTGCAGTCCCTGCGGTAAGGCTGGCTGCGGTTCCTGTTAAACCTGCTCCTGAGCCATAGAATGTAGAGCTAATAGCCGTAGCGCTAATACTAATAGCCGTTAAAGTACTCATAATGGTTGAACCAGTATGCGTAGAAGTGCCTACAACAGTTAAATTTCCGCCCACATTCCAGTTTCCTGCTGCAGCAGTTTGGGCAGAGTAAAAACCAATACCGTTACCGCTTACATTTGATGCATCGCAATATGCTTGACCAGTGGATAGTGCTGGAATAACCAATGAAACGGCTCCACCAGAAGCTACCATCGTTAATGGTTGGGTAGTGTTATTTACAATAGCGTATAGTTTATTTTGAGCTGGAGCAGTAATGGTTGGAGCAGAGCTTGGAGTGCCAGTAAAAATTAATACAGCATTTCTAGCATCGTCTGACGTGCCATTATAATTTGTTAGTGTATAAGAGCTAATACCTTGCAAAGAAATGGCATTTACACCCGTAATAGCCTGTTCAAGCAATGTTCCCAAATTGGTGTTGGTAGTTTGACCCCATGTGCCAGATTGATCTCCAGTTCCAATAAGAGATAATTTTAATGATGGTGAGTAAGTGGTTGTCATATTTAATCCTTATTGAGAGTCGTTTATAACAACCCAAGCAATTGTTTGTGAATCATTAATTTTGAACCATCCAGAAAATGATAGAGCATCTGCCATATTACTATTTTCTATGATAGATGATTTAAACGATGCAATTACTGATGGAGCATCAACTGGATTGATGTTTTCTGCCACCGCACCAACAAAACTAGCAATTACAGATTCAGCATCAGCAGATGCAAACGTTTCATTGATTACGGCATATTGTGTTTTTAGTCCAGTAGAAGACTCTGCGGCAGTAATGTTTTCTGAAATAACGCTACTAAAGTTTGCAATTACAGAGTCAACATCAGATTCAGCATTAATATTTTCATTAATATTTACTAAAAAAACTAAAATACTAGTTTCAACATCTGTTTCAGTAATAATTTGTTCATTTGTAACTACAGCATAAGTTTGTGCTGGTTTGGGAATTACATCAGCAAAACTATTAATAGCTTCCGTTATAGTTTCACCATAAGTAATTGCAAAATTTTCTGAATCTGCAAAAGTGCTAATTTGCTCTGAAATAACACTGCTAAAATTAGCAATCACTGCATCAATATCAGTATCTGATGAAATACCTTCGCTAACGCTTCCGCCATATATATTGGATATAAAAGCATTAAATGGAGCGGTAGCAAAAGGGGTTAAGCCAAACATCATTTACCCTTTAATGCGTCTACTTCCGCTTTCAATTCTTTAATTGCTTGGAATGCTAGAGCAACTAATTTTGAATAATCTACAGCTAAAGATTCATCTTCTCGAATTCTTACAGCCAATGGAAATACTGCCTGAACATCTTGAGCTATAACACCAAAATCATGTTTTTTGATAAAGTAATCATCTTCCCCGCCTTTATCATTGATGTAATTTTGTGTCCAATCAAAGGTTTTTCCGCCAATATAATTAACTTTACCAAGAGCAGATTCAATTGGTTGAATATTTTCTTTGAATTTTTTATCTGATGAATAATAAGCTGTTACGTTATTGGTTGCTCTAATTTCTCCAGAGGTTCCTGATGATGGTGTACCAACTCCTAAAGATGAAATATTAGCAGCAGTAGCAGTAAATGCCGCAATCGTTCCAAGCGTTGTAACGTTTGCAAGCGAGGTAAGTGAAGTATTGCTAGTTGCAGTAATGTTTGCTGCGTTACCATTAATAGATCCCGAAATAATTGCTGTTACTGCAAGGGTTGCAAGCGTTCCCACTGAAGTTAAACTAGAAGCTGTAACGTTAGACGCAAGAGTAGTTCCAGCTAAAGTACTTGCTGGATACCCAGTAGTATTAGTTAAAACACCAGAGGTTGGAGTGCCAAGAGCTGGAGTTACTAAAGAAACGCTAGTTAGTGTAGTATTCCATGTAGGAGATCCAGATCCACCTGATACCAAAACTTGACCCGATGTGCCAGCAGCAGTTAAAGCAAGAGCTGTACCCGTTGAATATACTGATGCTCCAGCAGTAGGCAACAAAGAAGCTCCAGTACCACCATAAGTCATGGAAATAGTGCTGCCAGCCCATGTAGCCCCACTAAGAGTTCCTCCGCCCATATTTAAACCAGATGTACCCCAAGTTACAGCTCCACTCGGTCCTGCGCCCGGCACAAACATATAACCAGACCAGCTACCAGCCGCTGTGCTATTGTTTTCACAAAAAATAAATGCTGCCATGCCCGGTACAGTTGTCCCCAAAGCGCCACCACCGCTTGCTAATAACGTTACGTTGCCTGTTGAATCATTATCAAGAATAAATCCTTGACCTAAAGATACTGTAGTAGCATCAGGAAGAATAACGGTTTGCGTTAATGTACCAACAAATCTTTGGTAATATGAGCTTATTACGGTTAAAGTTGTTGTAGCCGATGCAGTTGTATTTGAAGTCCATCCGGGAGTAAAGCTATTTGCTGATACATTTCCGTTTGCATCTTTATAAACAGATTTTCCTGATGGATAATCTACCCATACTGCCGCAGTATTACCAGCAAGATTAATTGCTGAACCGCTATTACTTGAAGACAGAATCGTATTACGAGCTAAAGTATTAGGTGATGTTGTAAATGTGCCAATACCTACTTCCCACGCAAAAGATGTATTGTCATAAATGGTGTAATAACAAGTATTGCCATTACCAATACCAGCAGAAAATGTTTGATAGCCATTGACAGCCCCAGCCAATATGACTGAGCCTGTCCCTGTACTGGTCGTTGTTTCCTGTACTCTATCAGCTAATACTAAAGCCATAATTGGCTCCTAAATTAAGACGTTGCGGTAGTGGTATAAGTTACTGCTAATGAGTCACCACTGGATACAATTTTGCTTCCTGCGGTAAAACTACCAGCACTGTATAAAACACCAGTAGTAGAACCTACAGTTGCAGATGCACTTGCGCCAGAGTTAATAAAGCAACCAAATACAGTACCACCACTTGTAAATGTAAATGTCAAAGCAGATGCAGCTTTAGAGCTAATATTGCTACCAGCAGCAGATCCGTTGTTTGTAGATGCTGTCCAGTTTGGAGATTGACGGCTACCAGAGTATGCGGGAGCATTAGCGCCACCAACCTCTTGCCAACCAGCGTGGCTAGAAATAGTATCTGATGGGAAATAGTTAGCTGTAGCAGATGCGCTGCCTACTAATCCAAGATAGTTACTGCCAGAAGAAGTACCACCGCTAGTGCCAGTTGCGCCAAAATAATAATCAAATAGAGCATTTTTTCCAGCAGCAGTCACCAAGTTTGGCGCTCTGTCTTCCCACTTCATATTGCCTTGTGCATCGTAGCATACTACATCATAGTATCCTTCAAACCCAACAGAGTTATCAGACGCAGCATTACGAGTTACCGCAGCGGTACTGATGTCTCCAAATTTTGCTTTTTCCATGTAAAACTCCTTAACTAATTGTCAGTACTGCTGTTGTTGAT